ATCTCTGATCGTGTGAGTACATTACGCGGAAAGGCAACTGACCTTATTAAGAACAGAGGTCTTGGCGCACAACAACTGCTTGACAAAAACGGTAACCCTCTTGCTGGTGCTGCAAAACAGTCTCGAATCGGTAAAGTGTTTAGAGATCGTGCTGCGGGAGTTGTCGAAAAAGGCAAAGGGATGCTTGGTAAAGCATCACAATTCGGAAAAGGGATGCTTGGTAAAGCATCAGGATTTGTCGGAAAAGAAGTCGCCAAGGGAAGCACCCTCGGTAAAGTTGCCCAAAGTGGTATGGGTATGCTCGGTTCGGCAAAGGGTGCCATCGGAAAGGTTGCTGAAAAAGCAATGGCATCTTCTGCTGGTAAAGGAATTGCCAAAGCAACAAGTAAAATTGGCGGCAAAGCAGTAGCTAAAATTGGTGCTAAAGCAGTTGGTAAATCCTTGCTGAAGAAAATTCCAATCATTGGTGCAGTTGCTGGTCTCGGATTTGGTGCGATGCGAGCATTACAAGGAGACTTTGCTGGTGCTGCTGGTGAAGTTGCGTCTGGTGTCGCTTCTACACTTCCTGGATTGGGAACTGCTGCATCGGTTGCTATTGATGCTGGACTTGCAGCAAGAGATATTTCCAGAGCAGGCAACGAAGATTCAACCGAGGGAACAACCGAACCTATTGATGGAGCAAGAGCAGAAGGTGGACCAGTATCTGCTAATGGTTCTTATCTGGTTGGAGAAAATGGACCAGAGTTATTCTCACCGAATAGTGCTGGTGGAATAAAGACAAATCCAGTTACTAAGAGTAATCTGGAAACAGGAGCCAATAACGCTGCAGCAAATCTAAAAGAAATGACTGAAAGTGCAAAGGAAGATACTGCACCAGTTATCAATGTTCCTCCACCAACCGTAATTCAGCAACCTGCTGCTCCACAACAGAATAATGGTGGTGGTTCTCTACCAATGGATACAGTCAGAACTGAAGACAGTAGTTGGCAACGATTCCAGAATAGAAGATCTTTCGGATAAAAAAAGGGGGACTTTTTCAAGTCCCCCTTTTCAGTTTTATTCGTCCGCGAGACTCGAGAAGTAACTCATCGTGTCATCATCAGAATCTTCTTTCCATGGCGGAGTATCACTCGCCTTGGATGCTGCTGGTGCAGACTTCATCTTAGTTTCAACGAACAGTTCGTCTTCAGCATCAAGTGGATTAGACTTTTCTGCCGTAGCAACACGAGCACCATTCGAAAGAACAGCACTCAACTTCTGCTTCAGTTCGTCATATGACTTGAAGTTAGAAGGATCGAGGAACGCAGCAAGCGAATGGGTCTTACCCCAAATCTCTTCCAACTTATCTTCATTGTCGTCGAGAGGATTTGAACCATCAAACTCTGACTTATCGTAGTTACGATAACCATCTACTTGACGAATGCGCAACTTAAAGTTAGCACCTTCCCAAAGATCGAACGGATTGACAGGCTTCTCATCTTCAAACGTGGGTTGCATCACGTCCTTAATCTTGTCGAAAATCTTCTTACCAAACTTGTAGAGGAAGACCTTACCTTCGTTCTCAGGATTCGCAGGATCGCGAATAACAAGAACGTTTGAGATATAAGAAAGACGACGCTTTTGCTTACGAGCAATTTCCTTGTTCGCTTCGATACCTGAGTTCCAAAGTTCGGAATTCAGTTCGCCAACAGGATCAGGCTTGTTAAGCGTAGTAAGAGAGTTTTCGATATACCACTTACCACTTGGACCTTGGAAACCATGGTCCCATACACGAACCCACGGAAGTTCTTCGCCTGCAGGAGCAGGGAGGAAACGAAGCACTGCTTGACCGTTACCTGCCTTATCGACAGTCGGTTTCCAGAGGCGATCATCATCGCCACGCTTTTCTGTGGTGGGGTTTGCGATTGACTCGACTGCCTTCATGAGCGAGTCGAAATTTCCGCTATTCTTGCGGAGTGCTGAAAAAGAATTATTTGACATATGTATTGTCCTTATGTTTGCGTTGTATGTTTATTTTGACGTTGTATCATAATAAAAAGGTTCGTCGTCGGAATCATCTTCCCGACTACCAAGATATTTATACAAGTTATTTTTGCTTTTACGTATTTTATTTACGTCTTTTTCATTATGTCGAATGCGGTCGGAACCACGATCTTCATAATAATCGTTTCTACGAGACTTACCCATAGTTAATTTACCACCGTCTCAATCTCCTGTTTTAGTTGGCGGGTGTAGTACTCTTTGTCTATTTTGACAAAGGGTTTATACTTCTTTACCAAATGCACGAAGTCATTCCAAATAAAATCATTCGATAAAGAACTATAGTCTATATTCTCCATTATACCTATCTTTGCTAAAATAGCAATAGATTCTAGAGATATTTTTTTACCAAGATAAAATTTTAATATCTTGGGGTGTTGCCCATCAATTACTTCGAATGGATCACCGTCTGCATATAGAGTTTGGATATCTTGCTTAAAAGTATATCCCAATTTCTGCATCCGTACCTGCCACTCTGCATAGACTTCGTTTGCCTCTGCATCAAACACACCACCCCACTGATTACCAGAAACAAAATTAGCAACTAGAAAATCAATGATCTCAGTTTTTGGTTTTGTCTCTCCTAATTTACGCAGAGCAAACAGATCTTTTCGTTTCAGAAATGCTTCTCTAGAAACCTTTACCCCTTTACGGGATTTGGTAATATCGAAATCAGGTCTAGTGAAATGTAATCTCAATGAGAGATACAATTGATAAACTTGAAGCGAGTCCATCAGAGAGGCAAAACTCCATCATCGTTTTTCAACATGTTGAGTTGCTGCGCTTCAACTCTAATCTTTTCTTTGAGAGAAGTGCTGATAAGACTAGCAACAGAGCCTACCTCAATATTTCGTTTCTCACAATAGTCTATTAGAATATCCATACAGGGTGTTCTAGAGTCTCTTGCAAGTTTCTCAATAAAGATGGAAAACTCTGCTGCTGTCTTAAATTGCTTAGTAATTAAAAACTCATCAGTTATTGGAATTACTTCCGTTACCATAATCTATCCCGCATAAAAAATATGTCTACCAATTTTAGTGACTCGTTCTAATCTCCACCTTGGATTAACGTAATCTGCGTGGTAGAATAGAACGTCACTATTAACTACTATACGCGTATTGATCTCGGAAGTCAATACTTTTTTCGCAATATCTTTTGCTTCAGCGTATAATTCTGGGTCTTTAGCAGGTCGGCGCATACATGTCCAACTAAACTGACAGACCCTACTTGTTCTCTGATAAACGACAGAGCAAACGTTTGATGGGAATTTTGGGTTGCGCATTCGGTTTAAAGTTACACCTGCAACCGCGATTTTACCATTCCTCGGTTCATTACCTGCCTCGTAGTAAATATTATCAGCAAGGCATGTTATTGCTTTTGCGTTGCTTGACAGGTACTTCTTTTTTTCTTTTTTAATGTTTTTTTGGATTATTTCTTCTTGTTGTTTTTTTACGCTTTGAACTTTTTCATATCCACCTACAGTGTATTCCATTGCGGTGTCTTCGATTCTTTCTTTTGCATAACTTAAAACTACACAATATGTTACAAATATCAGTAAAATTGAAGAAAGAATTTTCAATGTCTTCTTATTAAAGGAAGGCATTTACTATTCCTCGGATTGTTAAACTGGAGAGAGGATTAACCAGTGACTCCCTACACTGGGCACTTTTCCTTGGAGGTGCATTATATTTAGGGTTTTGAGACCTTTGATAGTCTCGTTTCAACACTAAATTAGAACGGTTGGCGGTTTATTCTGTTTCGAGGGAAACCGCCGAAAACCCAATGACTTACTGCTTACGCAGCAAGCGCAAAGGCAACGTTATCGTTTGCATTTACTTTTTATGGCACTTTGCCAGTCAATCAGTCTCGAATTTCCTATTGTGTCCCAGTCGATCCTAGTTCGCCCCCATCATAAACACTCTTACTAGCACCCTGTTATATTTTAACTGCAATCCACTACAGATCATCAAGTATATAACACCGATACCCTTGCTAGTCGGGTAAGTCGTTAACTCTCTTCCTTTGGTAAGAGTGTTTATGGTGGAGGCGTCGGGTACTGCCCCCGAGTCCTCAGAACCTTTCAGTCTTTGTCAACAACTGATATTATATTTATACTATAGTTTTCTTTAGAAGTCAAGTGTTTTTTACTTTGTACCCCAATTAATTTTTAACCAAATTCGTTCATATGCATATTGCATCGCTGCTAAGACCAAATGAATAGCGACAGCATCTCCTAAACCAGTCCACAGTGCAGTTATTCCTAATGCAGTAACACGATATCCTAAAGTGCGTATAATCGTTCTAAAATGAGTTTCAGTCATTGAACTGATTCCTGCTCATAATGTAAAGTGGATCGCCTGTATTAGAGATTCTAAATGTAATTCGATTTAGCAGTCGCTTTTCAAAAATCTGATCAACCTCTTGTCGACGCTTATGCAATGTCAACAACTGGTCGCTGAGAACAATGTCACCAACTTTCCAGTCATGGTGATATAAAAACTTTTCTTGAAAGAAATAGTCTTGTAATTCCTGGAACAATGAACCATCATCACCCTCTATTTCACAATCGTTATTAGTGTAGAGATAGATACCCTTTACACCACCAGCATTTTCTTGCTCTAACCACATTTTATATTCATGCTGATTTTTTAGCATGTACTCTCTCTGACGGTCATCCATAACATCAGACCATTTTAAGAAGTTATACCGAAAGTTTGCGTATTTACCCTTTACTCTTTCATACATTTCAACAGGCATTTCCGCCAATGCGATAGCAGTATTCATCCAAGATGTTCTGGTTCCTTCAACACCTTTGATGCCTTGCAATGCTACACCATCAGCTCGATCTGGACCATTAAGATTACAATGCCAATCCAATTTACCAAGAGGGAAAATACCAGTGAAGTTTCCATCTTTTGATTTCTTGCCTGTTACTGCCTGTATCGGAAAGAATTTTGATTTATCCCAGTTATAGATGTCGGGAGACTCCGTAAACGGTGGATACTGATTCCCATCTAAATCAGAAGTTAATTGATTCCAATTAGAAATACCACCAATCTCGTGAATCAGTCTGGCATAATTTAAACTGTTAGTATCCTGCTCTCTGAATACCACGATTAATTCTTTTAGTAGCAATTCTCGGATATAATTGCTGTCTTCCTGCGTGAAGTTTGTGATATCAAATCCTAAAACTTCTACTGCACCATTATCTAGTCTTTCAATTTGCATCGTTTCACTCCTTCTAACTCACAAATTTAAGTCAAATAGTAACCATTTTCATAGTAGTCACGAGTCCGAAGCAATTCTTTTGCCCAATTATCACGTTTCTCGATAAACACTTGCGGTTCCTCATCTTCGACTGCGATCAGAATTACAAGATTAGGAACAGCAATACCTGTACGCTCTTCATACATAATTGCATAAGCAGCGGTCTGCATAAAGTAGGAACTAATATGTTCCTTCTTCTTCAGTTTACCTGAGGTTTTAAAGTCAATGACTGCTCGTTGTCCGTTATACTCGGCGATACAGTCAACTCGACCTGCCATGCGTAGATGGTCGCTATACAGAGCAAGTTCTTGGCAATGTATATTACTGATAGGTTCGAGAATGGGTAGAAATTTTGTGAACATCTCTAGGTCTAGTAAAGATGCTTTCGTACTCGTATACGCTTCTTTCAGATCTTCGTTCTTGAGATATGTCTCG